CTAATAGCCGTTGGTTAGAAATATATGCTGAAATGCAAGAAGTGTTAGAACATAACTATAATACTTTAACAGATTATATGAAATTTTATCCGTATAGAGAAATATTAAAAGATGCAAACATATAAGAGTTTGTTTACATTTGGTTGTAGTTATACTGAGTTTTCTTGGCCAACTTGGGCAGATTTAATTGCATACGATTTAAAAATTCCTTTTCAAAATTGGGGAAGATCGGGTGCAGGTAACGAATACATTTTTATAAAAATGTTAGAATGCGACATTCTAAACAATTTTACAAAAGATGATTTAATTCTTGTAAATTGGACTAGTTGGTACCGAGAAGACAGAATTGGAAAGTTTGGCAACTGGAAACTACACGGAAATGTTTTTAATAACCCAAATTATGATAAAAATTTTTTAAAAAATCATCATTCAGTCCACAATGACATGGTTAAAAATTCTTCTTGGATTATAGCTGCAAATAAAATGTACGATATTAATTTTCAAAGCCACATGATAGATTATGTTTCAGAAGCAGAATATCCTAATCTTCCTACTTATAATAAAATAAAAATGTACAACCATCTTTTATCTGCAATGCCAGAAAAAATAATATTTGATACATTGTCAAACTCTAAGTTTGATAATATGAGCAATGATAAGCATCCTGACATATTATGTCATTTAGAACATGCAAAGAAAATTTACAATTATTTAGGCATAGAAATGTCAAGAGAAACAGACGAGTATGCGCATTTGTCGCAAGATAAGATTAAAACTTTTTTTAAATCAGAAAAATTAATAAATTACAACAATCTACTAACTAAAATTAAAAAAGTGTTGCCAGAGTGGAAGCCAACTAAGTATCCCCACTGATAACTAGTAGTATATTTCGAGGTAATACATGAATATTGGATTTATTGGCGTTGGAAAACTAGGTATGCCCTGTGCAGAAGCTATAGCACAGAAAGGACATACTGTAGAAGGTTATGATGTTGCAGATGTAACTAGCAATACTATAACTGTTGTAAGTAGTATTAAAGAAGTAGTAAAAGACAAAGACATTGTCTTTATTGCTGTTCCAACTCCGCATGATCCTGCGTACGACGGCAGAGCACCAACTGCTCATTTAGAACCTAAAGACTTTTCTTACGAAATTGTTAAGCAAGTTGTTACCCAAGCAAACGAGCATATGAATGACAAGCAGTTACTAGTTCTTATTAGTACTGTACTTCCTGGCACAGTTAGAGGACAGATTATACGTCTAGTTTCTAATACACGATTTGTTTATAATCCTTACCTTATCGCTATGGGCAGTGTAGCATGGGACATGGTCAATCCAGAGATGATAATGATTGGTACAGAAGATGGTAGCGAAACAGGTGATGCTAAACAACTTGTAGACTTTTATAAAACTGTAATGGAAAACGATCCCCGTTATGTTATCGGTACATGGGACGAATGCGAATGTATTAAAGTTTTCTACAACACATTTATTAGTGCTAAAATTGGCCTTGTTAACATGATACAAGATGTAGCAATGAAACAAGGCAATATTAATGTTGATGTAGTAACTGAAGCACTTGCACACAGTACAATGCGTATTATGGGTCCACAGTATATGAAAGCAGGGATGGGCGACGGCGGCGCCTGCCATCCAAGAGATAATATTGCGCTACGATTTATGGCTGAAAAATTAGATCTTGGATATGACTTGTTTGATAGCATAATGAATGCTAGACAAATACAGGCAAAAAATCTTGCATACGAATTAGTAAAACATGCTGAAAATAAAAATATGCCTATTTTTATTCACGGTAAGGCATATAAACCAGGTGTTGAATATTTAGACGGTAGCTATAGTTTATTAGTTGGTCATTACGTTGAAGAACTTGGACATCGAGTTACGTATATTGATCCTATGACAGGAGACACAGTGGAGCCTGGTGTTCCTAGTGTATTTTTACTAGCGCACAGTGCAAGCACAACATACAAATATATGCAAGAAGAAGGTGATAGCACAGATAAGTTATACTGTGCAATTCCACCAGGAAGCATAGTTATTGATCCGTGGAGAAATTTCACTTCTAGTGTAAGCACTGTTATCTATTACGGTAACACGAGACATGTATGATATAATATTCATAAGTTATCAAGAACCTAATGCTGATGAAAACTATGAAAATTTAAAAAAACGTTTTCCTACAGTAAAGCGTGTACACGGAGTAAAAGGAATACATCAAGCACATATTACTGCTGCCAAAAAATCATTTACAAAAATGTTTTGGGTAGTTGATGGCGATGCAAAAATACTTAACGAATTTAATTTTGATTATATAGTACCAAATCATCAGTTTGATCATGTACATGTATGGAGAAGTAAAAATCCAATTAATGATTTAGTTTATGGCTACGGCGGAGTTAAACTTCTCCCAAAAAAATTAACAATTAATTTAGATCTAAACACTGCTGACATGACTACTAGTATTTCATCTAATTTTCTGCCTATGCCAGCTATTTCTAATATCACTGCATTTAATACTGATCCGTTTAACACTTGGAAAAGTGCATTCAGAGAATGTTGTAAATTATCTAGTAAAATAATAAAAGGACAACTAAATGAAGAAACAGAAAAAAGACTCGACACATGGTGTACAGTCGGAGAAAATAGACCTTACGGTTCCTATGCTTTGGCCGGTGCTAGGGCTGGTCGTGAGTTTGGCCTTTCTAATAGCAATGATATTAAATTAATAAACGACTTTGATTGGTTATATGAACAATTTTCAAAACATACCGTGGGATAATATTACCCGTTTTGGCCAAAAAACTCTCCTAAAGAGCCATCTTTTCACGGTTTCGTGGATCCTGGCTAGATTTTGTAATTATAACTGCTCTTATTGCTGGCCATACGCAAGATGTAGTACCCCTGACCACCAGAAACTAGAAATTTACTTAAACGCAATAGATAACATCAAAGCACAGGCACGTGCAAATAACTTTACAGATTTTCACTTTAGTTTTAGTGGAGGAGAGCCTACAGCATATAAGTACTTTGGGGAGATCATAGATCATTACTGTAGTGATACAGCACCCGAATACCAAAGTATACACATGACTACAAATCTTAGCCCAGGCAGTAAATGGTGGGCAAAGTGGTTAGACAGCACTAAAACACTGCAACGCAGAAGTATAACAGCAAGTTATCATGCAGAGTTTGCAAAAGAACAGGAGTTTGGAGATAAATGTCTCCAGTTAATAAATGATGGCGTATTTGTTACAATCAATCAAGTCATGGTTCCGTCGCAGTTTGAAGAGCTTTACGAGCGTTTGGAACGATTTGCCGCCAGAGGTATCAATGTCACTCTTAAGCCCCAGTCCGATCCTACTGCCTCTTTTGTGGTACACGGATACACACCGGAACAAATTACAAGAATGCAGCAAGGATTTCCACAACAATGGAACGGAGAACAACTTGCTCAAATAGCACTGTACGACAAAGACGGAAATGAATACGAATTAGATCAAGCAGAACGATTTAATGCATTTGGCTTTAATAAGTTTAGTGGATGGACATGCAATGCGGGTTACCAAGGAATTGTAATCCGAGAAAACGAAGTTAAACGTAGTTATAGTTGTCACGACGAACCTATAGGCACTCTTACTAATGGTTTTGAGTTATTTAAAGAACCAAAAAAATGCATTACGTATAGCTGTGTAAGCAGTGCAGATTCAAAATTGCCAAAGGTAAAAAATGTATAATTTAAAAGATATTAAAGATATACATCTTGAAATTACTAGTAAGTGTCAAGCATCTTGTCCTATGTGTGCTAGAAACATACAAGGCGGCCCGCTAAATCCATTTTTAGAGTTAAATGAAATTACATATAGTAACTTTCAAAAATGGTTTTCGCCTAGCTTTGTTAAACAATTAAAAAAATTATATATGTGTGGAAACTATGGAGACCCTGTTGTTGCTAGAGATACATTAGAGATATTTTCTTATCTACGTTTCCATAACCCTACTATAACACTTAGTATGAACACAAATGGAAGTGCTAGAGATAAGACATTTTGGTCTCGTCTTGCCGATTTAAACGTTTCTGTTAGATTTGGAATTGACGGTTTAGAAGACACCCATTCAAGATACCGAATCAATACCGATTGGCATAAAATTATTTTAAATGCAAAGGCGTTTATAAACAGTGGCGGATATGCAATTTGGGATATGCTAGTATTTGACCATAACAAACATCAAGTTGACGAATGCAAAGAATTAAGTATAGAACTGGGCTTCCAGGAGTTTTATCATAAAAATACAAGTCGTTTTAGAGAAGAAAGTTTAAAAGTTATTAATAATAAAGGTGTGCAAATAGATGAATTATTTCCTACAGAAAAAAGCATAGTACATACATCAAAAGTTAATACCGATTCTAAGACAATTAGCTGTAAAGCAGTCTCGGAAGGAAGTATGTATGTAGGAGCAAATGGAAATGTTACTCCTTGTTGTTGGACAGATTTAGAGTTTATACCTTTAAATAATCCTAGCAGAATAGATTTAGTAAGTAGAGTAGGAACAACCCCTAATTTACATTCTAATACGTTAGAAGAAATATTTAATAGTAAATATTTTAATAAAATTTCAGATACTTGGAGTTGTAATCCTTTAAAAGAGTGTGCAAAGCAATGTGGACGATTTAAAAAATTTGGAGCACAATATGAAAGTTGACATAGAAGATGTATTATTTTGGATGGATGCTATTCGTGAAAGCAAAGACCGATACCGTACATTAGAAAGTTTTTGGAAAGGCCAAGTACATAGTAAACAGTGGTTAGTAGAATCACTAGATAGTTTACGTTTATACGGTGACCGAACTGTTGTTATCCATGGAGGCTGGTATGGTGTATTAGCAAGTTTAATGTTTAACAGTAATACAAGTTATAAAAAAATTACAAGTATTGACATTGACCCTGACTGCGAGTCAATAGCAAAAACTATGAACAGACGTTACGAAATAGAAGGTCGCTTTGATGCTATAACAGCAGATATGTGTACACATCAATACGAAGCAGACATAGTTGTTAATACTTGTTGTGAACACATTACACAAGAGCAGTACGAAAAGTGGTTAAGTAACATACCAAAAGATGCAATAATTATACTGCAAAGTAATGACTATTTTGATCATGAAGAACATATACGGTGTGCTACAGATTTAGATGACTTTACTAAAATGAGTAAAATTAAGCCTTTATGGAGGGGAGAAATGAAGCTCCCAAAGTATACTAGGTTTATGATTATAGGAAGAAAAGATGTATAGTGTAGTTCCTTTTTCTGATGATTTAGATTTAGAAGAATTTTACAAAACAGCAGAAGCAAAAGGATTTAAAAATAATACAAGTCGCTTTTGGTTAAAAGATTGTTTTCGCAACGAAGCAGAAAGTGAAACTTGGATTCTTTACTATAACGACAAAGCTGTAGGTAGTGTTGCTGCACATTCATTTCCAGAAATGGGCGCAAACGCATATCGTATTGCAGCACGAACTTGTGTGTTTACAGATATGTTAGGAGGTTCGTACTCTAATAGATTAAGAAACATAGATGTTATCACTAAAGGGCAAAACCCAACATCACAATTTTTAATACCTGCTTGTATTGAATGGGCAGGAAGAGATAAAAACTTATATATTACATCAAACGAACTTGAAGCAGGGTCACAACGGCTAGTACACAGAATATTTTTTCCTGCATTAGTTAGAACAGGACAAGCAGAACATATTTGTGAATTAGATTATCGAGGCACTAAACAAAGTGTTTGGAAATTAAATGTAGAAGAATTTTATAAAGTATTGGAAGAAAACGGCAAATGGCAATAGA